TCTCCTTGATTTATAATTTTTGGGTGAGATCTAATTTAAACATGTGTACAGAATATATCAAGTAATCTTTTATAATTGTTTTCTTGACACGTATAAATATTTAATTTTACTGTTTTTAATAGTCTCTAACGCATGATTCATGGTATCAACTAAGGGCTCTCCAGCAATATTAAATGAAGTATTTAGTAATATAGGAACATTTGTTTGTTGATAAAAACATTCTATTAAATTATAAAATTCTTTGTTTTGTTTTTTTGATACTGTCTGAACTCTGCATGACCCATCTACATGAACTATAGAAGGAATTTTATTTTTTTTATTTTTTTTTACAGGTATAGAAAACAACATATGTGGAGATTCTTTTATATTACCCATTTCAAACCATTCGTTAGCATGTTCAATTAAAACAGAACCTGCAAAAGGTCTGTAATTTTCTCTTTTTTTTATTTCATTAACAATTTTTTTTCCGTGTTTATTTCTAGGATCAAAAAGAATTGATCTATTTCCTAAAGCTCTTGGTCCTATTTCCGCTTGACCTTCTTGATAAAACGCTAATATTTTTTGATTCAATAATATATCTACTGCTTCATCTTCATTAAAAACTGTAATCATCTTGTTGTTTGCCAATAAGGAAAATTTTTATTACTAAATAAAGGTAGTTTATGTTTTTTTCTAAAAAACTCTAATACACCTAAGCTTAAACCTTCATCACTACAATGTGGAAAAACAATTAAATTTTTAAATGTATTTTTTAATTGGGTATTCCAAACAACATTTTGTGCACAGCCACCTGAAAAACTAACAACATCATCTACATCTAAATAGTTTTTAAAATGTTTTATCAGGGCATTACCAATATAATGATGAACAGTTGCAATCCAATCTAATATTTTTAAACGAGCTAATAATTTGTCACCTATGTGTTGTATCCATAAATCTAAGCTAAAAATAATTTTAATATCCCTAATAGAAAAAACATTTAATTTTTCAAGATAACTATCATTTATTTTTCCATAAGCTTGAAGCCCCATTAGTTTTCCTGCATAACCTAGACCAGTTTTATCTTCAATTCCTAATTCGTTCGCTGCTTCTATTATTAAATTACCTAAAGAATATTCATTGTGCCATAAACCTAAATCTATTAATTTATCATTTTGAAAAAAAGACCAAGAAATTTTATAGTCTCCATAAGCATCAAAAACAAAATGATTATTACACTGTGTTTTCACAGGCCAACAACTTAAAGCATGAGCATAATGATGATTTATTCTTGTAATATTATAAGGCAAATATTTAAATTTTTTTGACGGAAAAAAATTATCGTTTTTTTTATTTAAATTATAACGCCAAGGATCAAAAACAATTCCGATTTCATCTAAATCTTTAATTTCTATATCCCAAATTTTTTTTATTTCTTCAATCCAGTCTTCAAAATTGTCGTACGCTGCGTGTTTTTTTCTAATATATCTCTCTAGTTTAAAGTATGATACTTTCTTTCCATCAAAATATGACATGTTAGAATCATGCTCACAAAGTCTTAATCCCAAAAATTTCATTATTTCTGGTTTTATTAATATATTATTTGTGATAAAAGTCAGTAAAAAGAATGAAAGAAATAAAAGAAGTAGTTATTAAAAAAAGCAGTTTTTTTATTACAGAGTTAGAAAATTTACATACTCTTGAAACTGTTTTTCAATATGTTGAAAACAACAAAACAAATTTTACTGAAAAAAGTTGGAACTGTAATATTCAAACTTCAAAAAATATAAGTAAAAATATTCTATATGACATTGAAGAATTTAAGTATGTAACTAATGAACTTGAAAAAAATATTAAAGATTTTTTATATAAAGAATTTCAAAGAAATATACCTTTTGCAATATTTGAATCTTGGATTAATATTTTAGGAGAAAACGGTTATCAAGAACCACATATTCACGGTGAGTGTGTTTCAGGTGTTTTATATCTTACTGAAGATAATTCGGAAATTGAATTTATTGTTTATCCTGACGACATTAGAAAAAAATTTATACCTAAAAAAGGAAATATTTTATTGTTTGATGGTAAAACATTTCATAGAGTGGTTGAATCAAAAAAAGAAAGAATATCTTTAGCTTTTAATTTAAAGGTTTATTTATGAATTATCATAATTGTGTTAAATATTTAATAAGTAAAAATACGCAATCTATACCACATAATGGTAAAACTTTTTTTGATCATCTTAATAATGTTTATAATTTATTAAAAAAAGTAAAAGCTCCTAAACATGTATGCAGTGCGGGTTTGTTTCATAGCATTTATGGTAATGATATTTTTAATTTACCTATAGAAAAAGATAGAGAAATTATAAAATCTTTAATTGGAAAAAAAGCAGAACAATTAGTTTTTACTTTTAATAATACACCTAGAGAAAAATTAATTAAAAATAAAAATAAAGACATTCAAACTCTTATTACTTTTAATGAATTAGATCAAAATATTTTATTTAAACAGTATGATGATGTGTTGTCTTCTTCTGTAATTAATGATTTATATTTTAATTTTAGAGATGAAAAAAAATGGAAGTTTACTGGATCAGGAACACCAGAAAATAATTGGAGAAAGTTTTCTTACTTATTAAATAAGAAAGATAAATTTGACAAAATTTTATATAAGAAAGCGTCTGATATTCTTAAAAAAAATAACTTATTTAATTTTACTACTTTAATTAGAGCCTATGCTAGTGCAAGTACATATGGAATGGTTAATGACTTTCATTATGATGAAGAAAGAATTTCTAATAATAGAATATATACGATTATGTTTTATTTAAACAAAGAATGGCCCTTGTCTTACGCAGGAGAAACTGTTTTTAGTACACCAAACGAAGATGATATTTTTGCTTCTGTATTACCTAAACCTGGAAGAGCTATTTTATTTGATGGTTTTATTTTTCACGGAGCAAGAGAGCCCTCAAGAATATGTAATGATTTAAGAATTGTTGTAACTTTTAAATATAAAGTAGGAAAATGAATATACAAAATCATGTTTTAGCTGTTGTTCAAGTTTTTGAAGACTCAATTGATATTAAGACAAAAGATTTATTTGTAGAGATTAATAAAATAAATGAGAAAAAAAATCAAAATAATGATCACACTTTTTTTGAAGATTATAAATATCCAAACACCCCTATATGCCAAGATTTAAAAAAAATAATAAAATCTAAAGTTGAAAAAATAATGTGTATATCTTTAGAATATCAAGATATATGGATTCATAAAACACCGCCAAAAGCTTCAACAGGTTTACACGCTCATGGAGAAGCTTTTTGTTCTTTTGTTTACTATCCTACCTTTATAAAGAACCAAGGAAGTTTAAAATTTATTTTATTTTGGAATGGTAAAATTATTGAAAAAGTGATAACTCCTAAAGAAAAAATGTTGTTAATTTTTCCAGGAGAAGTTTTTCATTATACAAGTCAAAACAATACAGATATAGAAAGAATATCTATTTCAGGAAATTTTTTACAAAAATGAAATCGAAAACAAATATATTTGGAAGAGTAGTTAAAAAATATGATATGCCTTTAGATGCTATTGACGATTTAAACAATAAGTATGAAGCTTATAAAAAAAAGTTAAATTCTTTTGGTTCAAGATTAGCAGGTAGAATAGACTCTGAGTTAGAATTTACTCATTTAATTGGTAAAACACAAATATCTAAAAACATAGTAGATTGTATGAATGACTACATTGAAACATTAGATAATGTAAGTTTATTCAAAGGCTCAAAAGAATTACAGATTTTAGGGTGTTGGATAAATGATATGAAAGAAGGAGAATATAATCCGCCTCATACCCATCATGATAATACAGGATGGTCTACTGTTTTGTTTTTAAAAGTTCCTGAATTTATTAATGACGCTAAAGATCCTCATAAATTTAAAGATGGACAATTAGGTTTTATTAATGTTGATGGCACAGATTCTACATGGATGGAACCTGAAGTAGGTCATTTTTATATTTTTGAAGCAAAGCATCAACATTGCGTTATGCCTTTTAAAACTAAAATAAAAGGAGAAGTTAGAAGATCTATGTCTTTTAATTTTATACAAAAAATTGTTTGAGAAAAAAATAACTTTTTGTGCAACAGACGAAAGCATGGTTGACATATGGCCACATCCAAAACCAGCTAGTAGATTTGTTCCTGATGAATATAAAAAATTAGAAAGACATGATAACAAAAATTTACATGCGCCTACGTTGAAAACATGTATGCCTTTTTTAGATTCAATGACAATGGGTTATATTATACCTTTTGATCAAGATTATGTTGTAGATCCTACGGAAAATGATTTTAGTGTTATTCCTGCTAATAGAAACCGAGAAGAGTTTGGTTTTCATAGTAAAACTCAATTACCAAAAACTTGGCATAAATTGTCAGGTGAAAATGCAGGTAAGTTTGGAAACAAATGGTTAATTAAAACTCCTCCAGGATATAGCTGTTTGTTTATTCATCCTATGAATAGAATGGAGGAAAGATGGAAAATAATTGAAGGCGTAGTAGACACAGATAACTATGTAAATTTAATTAATTTTCCTTTTATTTTAAAGAAAAGAGATGAACAGTTTTTAATTAAACAAGGGGATCCCATGGTACAGGTTATTCCTTTTAAAAGAGAATCGTGGAAAAAATGGTCTGGTTTTTATATGGAAAAGCTTCATGGTAAAACAGTTAAACTATTAGAGAGTAAATGGGTTGATAGATATAAAAATATGTTTTGGAAAAAGAAAAGTTTTAAATGATACAAATTACAGATTTTATTCATTGTTATGAAAACATGCTTGATAAAAATATTTGTCAAGAAATTATTAAAAATTCGAAAAATTTAAAATTTCAAAGAGCACCTACTTTAGATAAAGTAACTGATTATAGGAAGTGTTACTCTGAAAAATTAGACGAAAAATTTGACAATGATGTTTTTAAAGCTGTTGGCAATGTTATTGCTCAATATGCAAAAGATCATATTCATTTTAGTACAGGATTATCAGTAGAGGATACAGGGTATGAGCATCTTATTTATATAGGTGCACAAAAAGGTGAATATAAAGAACACACTGATCACGCAGACATAAGCCCTAGAGTGTTAACCTGTTCTTTTATTTTAAATGATGATTATGATGGAGGTGATTTTGTTTTCTTTGGAGGTAGATATAAAGTTACAAAAAAAACAGGAAGTGCGATAGTTTTTCCAAGTAATTTTTGTTTTCCTCATGCTGTAACGCCTGTGATAAACGGAGATAGACACGCAGTTATAACATGGATACGTTAAAAAAATACAAATATGTAAAAAATATGTTGTCTTTAGACATAGTAGATTTTTTATCTACTTGGAGTTTAAAAAACTTTTATATCAAACCTGATGACATGGTTTTAGAATGTTTTTCCATTCATTCAGAAGAATCAGAAATCTATCGTCATGTTTTACATTATTTAAAGCCTATTATGGAAGCAGAAACAGGTTTAAGTTTAAAACCTATATATTCATATAATAGAGTTTATACGGGTGGCGCTGAACTTAAAAAACACACGGACAGAGAAGAATGTGAAATAAGCGCTTCTATAACTTTAAAACATTTTTATAATAATAAAGATTATAAATGGCCTCTTTATATGGGGGACTTACCTTTGGTTATTAATGAGGGAGATGGTGTTATTTATAGAGGGCATGCCATTGAACATTGGAGGCCTGTATTTAAACAACCAAAACAATGTTGGCATCATCAATTGTTTGTTCACTATGTAAATTTAAATGGTTCTTTTGGAAATATAGAGGAAGAATTAAAATTTAAAAGTTAAATAAAAATTAAGAATAATTTAAATCGTAATCTCTCCAAGTTTTAGACCAGTCCCAATAACTTGCGGTATCAGAGTTAGTTGATTTCCAGTTTTGAGAAGAGTTTCCATCATTTACCCATGCTGTTTCAGCCGCATTAAAAGCGGTAGTGTAGTCAGTTTCAGCTTGTATTATTTGATCTTTTCTTGTTTGTGCCCAAGTAAGTAATGCCGCAACTGTAGTTGATCCAACAGCATCGCTTGTAGCACTTAAAGCAGTGTTACCAGTCATCATACCTGTTGAAGCATCTTTATTTTGTACAGAGTTTTCACCAACCAAAGTATTCCATACTACATAATGAACTGTGTTAGGACACCATGCATCGACCCAATTTTTACCTTTATCAGGCCAATTAATATGAAATGAATCATCTACTTTAATAAAATCATTATTTGATATTACTATTTGTGTTGCCATTGTTATCTCCTAATGCTTTATAATATAGTTTACCACCACAAACGGTGAGAATGAATTTGTTCCTGCTGCTGTAACAGATCCAGTTAAACTTGTTGTAACATTACCTGTTAATGTCCCTGATAAAGTATGAGAATGGTTATGACCAGTTCCAGATCCTGCATTACTTGTATTTGCTCCTTTATTAATTCCACCTAGACCATCTGATCCAATACCAGTCATTCTATTACCTGGAGTTGCAGGATTGTATTTCCAAAAATCACCACCGTGAGAGTGAGAAGATAGTTGAGCCGTGGTTAAAGAAGTATTGGAGATACTACCTGTTACAGTTACAGATTGATTACTAGCATTAGTTGCAGCTTGGTTGTTAGTTACCGCAACTGTCACTGTATTTGCTCCACCTGTACCTGCTAAATTATATGTGTTACCATCATAACCTTGTGGCATTTTACCTTGTAATTGAGGAACATTAAAAGTTGTTGATCCATCACCAGATCCATAAGTTGTAGAAACTATAGCAAATAATTCTGCATAGGTTGATCTTGATACAGCTGAGCCGTCACATAATAAGTAACCTGCTGGGGCTGTAGCTTTAGTCCAAGGCTTAATTGCGCCTACTTCACTTCTGTTTACTATATCTTGTAAGTTAGCCATTAGTCGTTATATTTCAACCTCCATCCATTGTCACTGTTTACATAAACAAGCGCAATGCCCGCACCATTAGTGCTTATTGTTAAATCTGCAGCT